TGACGATGTCGACATCTCTAAAGATGCAACGGTCGCTACTAATTATCAGTTAGCTTGTGCTGATTTTTGCATAAAGATCGGCCTAGCTAAATCTCTGAAAAGCTTATCGAATTTCTTCGAGTTTGCTAATCAGCGATTATGCGAGAGCGGAAATATTTCTCCACTTTCATTTCTTGAGGAGATTACCTCACAGACTTGGAATGCTAGAGTAGAATTCGCTTCAAGAATCGCTAAGCGTTTTGGGCTACAGATGAGTCCCCACATGTTACTAAGATTGGTAACCTCTGCTCGTCAATGGCAATCACTTATACCTGAATTTCAGGGTACAAGAGATCGTATCCTAACTCGTCTTCTCCACTTTATTCTGCTTAGCCCCCTGAACACCTATTGGCATTCAGAGGAACCTATAAGCGTAGATTCTATACAACGTTGGCTGCAGCGACTTACGTCACTGCTAGAACCAGTTGTTAAATCTCGTGAAGAGTCTGAGAGAATAGATCAAGCGCTTTGTAAAGCACTGATTGCTAAGATCGAACAGATACTCGACCGGACTACGAAGGAATTAGCGGCTGTGCCGCTGTTCGACCCCGTAGCCAATCCTTGGACCGCGATCGCCGGTGGCGGCGCGGCAGGGGGAGTAAATCCCCTTGGGCTCCTTACGACACCTAATGTTTTCTCCTTTGCGGTCCCGAACGTTCATGTTCTGGGAATAGTGCCCAATTTAATTGGTCATTATAGTAATCCGTCAAAGGGTAGCGACTATTTTGTCGCGGCATTAGAAGCTTTCGGGATATCCCCGGAAGATATGCACCTTTTACGGACTTATTTCTCTATGTTTGATACTTTCGTTATCAAAGCCCCTAAGAAGGCTCCTGTCTCTTATGCGTACATATATTCTTGTGCCTATTGGCATAATAAGAAAGTACGTGAGATGGTTGTCGATCTTGAGGCTAGACTTCGAGAATGTCAGAAAGAACTTAAGTCACGTGATGTTCCGCCTCAGCTCTTTAAGCTGTTGGTGGGCGATAAAGTGAGTCCACTGGCTTCTTTAGTGAAGCTTTATTATGAAACGACCGCAATGCCGTTGGTGATACGCCTTGATAAGCAGGGTATTAACTCTGCTGCTCTTGGTATAAAACCTTCGGTACCCGCGCAAGATGTGGCTCACGAGCTCCTTTCGGTTGTTTTACCGATTGTTGCTCAGCACACAGGTGTTGCGATTGCTGGCCTGCCGGTTTTACCGAAGGGCGGAAGGTCTTTTACGCCTTCCTCCCTTAACCATCTCGTAACTTTCTTTAAGAAAGCTCGCGAGTATGAGTCGCAGGTCAGAATGAGTGTATTCCGGTAGTTTCTGGGGATTTGTGGACGAGGTCACTGTATCCGTATAAACCTCTACCCTTATCGTGTTAAACTCTTTCGAGTACACAGGTTCGGATTTATCTGAACATCCTGGGATTATTTGGAGGCATAGGAATCGCTAGTGCCCATGGGGGGAGTGGTTACCCCCCTATGATACACCGAAACCTATAGGGTTTCTCTCTAAGTTAAAGCGAGACTAAAC